GTAAATTGTAGGCTTGTCGTATACTGGTAAGAGTTGTTTAGAAACTACTTTTGTGGATGGCCAAACTCTAGATCCAGTACCGCCTGCGAGAATGATACCCTTCATATATTTAATATATAAACTATATTCTCAGTAATCAACTAAATTTTCTAGTTGAAGATGAATAAATAATTTTAAAGGTTTACTATGAGTAGAAGAACTATACAATCCCCTGGTATTGAAATTAGAGAGATTGATTTGACGACCCGACCTGCGGCTCCGCTTGGGACAAGCGTGTTTGTTGCTGGGTTTTCAGATCAAGGACCAACTGATGAAATTATAAACGTAGGAACGTTCGCTGAATTTGAAGAAATTTACGGAAAACCTACTAACGCAGCTGAAAGATATTTTTATCATTCAGCGAGACAAGTATTCGATAGCGATGCTAATGTATATGTATCAAGATTACCATATGGTACAACAGCCGGTAGCGGTGGAAAAAACAGAACTGCTTTAGTATATCCTATCGCTGGTGTCAATACTATACCTCTTACATCTTTTGGTAGCGACGGTAACATAGGTATTGGAGATTCTCCTAATAATGATACTACCGCAATCCAAACAGCCATGGCATCCGTTACTGCCACAGGTTATGTTGAGGCAATTACAAAGGATGATAATGATAAAATCAAATATTATAGTTTTGAGTTAGGTAACGTTAATGGAGCTGCTGCTGGTATATTAGCCAGTGATGGTACATCTAATTCATCTTACGATGAACTTAAAGACGAGACTATTATTAAAGCAGAAATGTATCTAAAAGAAGATAATATTGATGATACAACTAGTAGTCTTTCTGCTGCAAATTACTATGTTATTGGTGAACCTACTCAAGTAGAATTATCTGAAAGCGAATACAACGCTACATTACGTGGTGATGTTACTTGGTCAGATGATATTTCTGCGACAAATTCATTTACAGGGTCAAAAACAGATTTAGGGAAAGCTGGTTTAATTGTACTTAATACTGGTAATACTACAACAAATAATGACTATGAAGGTTATTACGTAGGTATTGCTGATAATAGTAATATTAACCCTGCTACTAATTTTGACGCGATCGGTAATGTATATTCAGTTACAAATACAGGAGATATAAGTGCTTTCGATACTGTACCTACTTCTCGTTTAGGTTTCGCATTAAGTTCTGAAAGTGGTGCTAATAACGAAAATACATCAAGTGTAAGTAGAGCATTAGAAACATTTTCTAAGTTTGATATTGATGGTGGTCAGTTTGTTGATACAATTAATATTGGAGTATTCAAAATACGTAACACTCCGTTTTCAAATACTGACTTAGAATTAACGTCCTTCTTAGCTGAAGGGTACAGTGGTTCTCTTAATTCTTTTAGAAAAACGCAAAACGAAAACGGTGGTAATAAAGTATCATTCTTCTTAGAAGATTTAGATAACAATTCTCCTAATATTAAGTTATTAGTTAATCCTAATATTAGTGTTAAGGCAGGAGATTGGACATCAAATCAAGGAGATGCTCCTACAAAGTTTGTACGTACTACTAGAACAGCTGGTACATTTAATGCAGCAATTACAAAAGGATATGTAGAAGATACTCCTTTTAAAGATGCACTTATAAAGGTGCTTTTCACTAGAAATACAAACCAAGGCTTATATGCATTAGGTAGTTACAAATCTACTAACAATACATCTGCAGCTAAAAACATTGGTAATGTTGGAACTAAATTGGATAGAATATTCAATATTGCTTCTAATGTTGATCAATTTAGAATTGATGTATCAATCGAAGCTGGTTTAGGTACTATCCAAGCGCTAGCAGAGGGTAGTACATTTGACGATACGACATATGTTGATGTTGATGGTTTTTATGTAACAAATGATAATGTAACCGATACAACAAATAAAGGACATATTACTAATTACAGAAGTATATTTACTAAGTTCGAAACCTTTGCTAGACAAACACGTAAAGATCATATCTTTATCGCTGATCCGTTTAGACCATTATTAGTACAGGGAGATAATGGGAAGGTTCTTGATGATAAAACAAGATACTTTAGTAAGCATGTCTATTGGCCATTACGTCATCAGTTCGATTTTGCTAATAGTAACTTCGCTACTACTTACGGTAACTGGGCACAGGTTGTTGACGGTACAAGTAATAAACCAGTTTGGATTCCATTCTCTGGTGTTGCAGCAAAAATATATGCAAATAATGATGCTAATTTCGCACCATGGTTTGCACCAGCTGGTTTCACAAGAGGTGTTGTATCTGGGGTAACTGATTTAGCAATTAGTCCAACTCAACGTCAAAGAGATCAATTATATAGAATCGCAGTTAATCCTGTAACTCAGTTCCCTGCTGAAGGAATGGTTGTATTTGGTCAAAAGACATTACAACGTAAACCAACAGCATTCGATAGAGTTAATGTTCGTAGATTGTTCTTAGACTTAGAGAAGAGAACAAGAGAGACATTAAAATTCTTTATATTTGAACCTAATACGTTCTTAACAAGAAATAAGGTTGTTAATACTTTAACACCTATTTTCGAAAACGCAAAACAAACAGAAGGTGTTTATGATTACCTTATTGTTTGTGATGAGAGGAATAACCCTGCAAGTGTTATTGATAACAACGAACTTAAGGTTGACATTTATTTGAAACCTGTTCGCGCTGCAGAGTTTATATTAGTTAATTTCTACGCTGTTAACACAGATGTTAATTTTGAAGAAATTATCGGGCAATAATAACTTATAACTTAAATAATTAAAGATTATGGCTGACATAAAACAAACTATACAGGACTTCTATAAAGTTGCACAGACTAGAGACTTTGCACGTGACTTCCAATTTCGCGTGCTAGATGTCTCTAATAAAGGGCTACCTGTTTTTACTGAAGACGATTTAGTATATGCTACTACAGCTGTTCTTCCTGGTAAACAGATATCTCCTAAAGAGGTGCCTTATAACGGTTTCAACTTTAGAATACCTGGTACAGTTTCATATAACAACAGTGATGGTTTTACAATTGATTTCTATTGCGATGCTACAACAAATGCTCGTGTTGCAATAGAAAATTGGATTACTGAAACGTTTAATGATGAAACAACTACTGGTGATGGGGTGATACATAATAACAGTACTGTTACATTAGCTCAATTGAATACACAATTCGAGCCTCTAAGAACATACAAGTTATTCGGTGTCTTTCCTGTCCAAGCTGGAGATATTACATACTCCATGGTAGGTACAGGGGAAGTCGCTACTGTTTCAATAACACTCGCATATCAGTTTTTCAGAAGAGATAATGAATTAAACGCTGCTGTAAATTCCATCGGTAAATTAGCCGGTGCTGTTTTAGGTTAATAGACCTAAATAATTTAAATGAGCAGTGAGTATTCTAATATCGACAAAGGAAATCTGAGATTAGAGTTCTACTCTTTACTTCAAAGTTTTGAGACGTATCCTGCGTCTCAGAACTTTTTTCTTGTTCAAATAGAAAAGATACCTCAAAACCTTTTAACTACGGGAAACCTTAAATCTCTAGGGGTACAACGTACATATGGTAACATAGATAAGACAAAAGAGGTATTTAAAAAATACTTAGAAGGTTATTTTTATCTCGCTACAGGGGTAGATTTAACAGCTGAGAAAACAAACGTATCAAGTCAAGGTATAACTAAAAACGGTTTACTACCAGTAGGGCCGTTTATGGATTCTAGAGAGTATCCAGATGCAGATCTAGATATACAATTCCAAGAAACAAATGTAAGTTTTGTAGATCATATAATACGTCCATGGATTCAATTATATGCTACATATGGAAACTTTGCTGATAACGATTTAACATCTAATGTTACTATATATTTTCTTTCTAAAGAAACAGTTAGCTCTCGTAGTTTCTTCGCTACGTCTACAGCTAAACCTATTGTACGTAAAACATATAAGTATTATGATTGTATTCCTTATAATATACAATCAGCTAATGTTGCAGAGTATACTGGAGATTCTCAAATAGGTAGTATTGCAACAACATGGCGGTTTTCTAAATATGATGTGATAACCCCATTTAAGTAGTGTTTACATATAATGATTCTATTTTAATTTCTTCTTTATTTGAAGGTAAGAAGTATACAGAGTGTTTAGATTATGTATACAAAGAACTTAATTGTACCTGTTTAATTGATTTTCTTATCAAAGTAAAACAAAGTAAGTTTACTAGTGTTGATGCTTCTATCAAATTGTCTGATAAAAATAAAGAAATATTAATTTTTGAAGAAAACTTCTTAACTAATCTTCCGGATAAAATTAACTATAATAAACAAATATATGATTATACTGTAACATTTACAGCTCCTAAAATAATTGATGGTTGTTTAAATAGTGTTTATTGTATAGATTCTATAGTATACGAAGGAGAAGAACTGAAACTAAGAACATTAGAAGATTATAATATAATACCGTTTAAAATTATAAACAACTGTAAGAAAGATTTTACAGAAATTTACGAACGTATACAAGAATCCTTTTTGTATTATATTAATGATGAATATAAAAGTAGATTTCTATGTAATATAGATTCAATATTAACAGTATTAAGTTATACGTTAATTGATAGCTACGAAAACTCTCTAAAAGAACAATTATTCCTTATGGAGAAATTTAATTTTTCTTATACGGATTTTGATAATATGAGTTTAGATAGAGGGAAAAAATTTATTAATTTAGGAATAAAAATATTAAATGAGCGGAATAGTCAGCAAACTCAAACAATTGAATAAATCTAAAGTCTTTTTACCTTCAATAAAAGAAGAAAAAGACATAGATAGAATCAACATTAACTTTCAAAGCAGGTTACAACAACAATTAAAAGATAACGATAGTGAGTTTGGAGTTGCTGTAAAATATCTATTACATATCAACGATACCCTTCAAAAACAATTACCTAATATCAGTTTAACATATATAGATAAATTATCTGTATTATATACTTGGTCAAGTAAGAGTGAAAAAGTAGATTTTACTAATCTACCAGAACTTGACGGAAATACGTCAATGATTGATTTTGGAGAAGCAAAGGTAGAATTTAAGTATAAAAACCCTACCTTAGATTACGAAAATACTTTACTAAAAGAAATAGTCAAAAAACCTACCATAACAGAATATGATTTCATATTCTTTGATACCTTTAGATTTATTAAAAGTATGTCATTTGAAGATGATATAGTTTATAATGTAAAAGATTTAAGTGTCAAAGAATTACATGAGATATATTCAAATCTCACATTACCTTCTATTAAGAATATTAATGAATCTATATCGGGTAACTTAAAAGATATAGAAACTATAAGAGCTATTGAGGGAGATTTATCGTTCTATACTGATTTGTAAATAAATATTTATAATGTCAGATATAGCTCTTTTTACCAAAGCGCTCAATTCATTAGCACAGAAGCAAGGCGATACTATTGCAGCTATCGAACTGCAAGGTGAGTCTGTGTCTACTGCTTTAGCTAAAGTTAATGATACAGTTAAAGATACTAGTAATAGACTTTTTAAACAGGTTAATACTGATCTATTAGATATAAGTCGAAACATAGTAGAAATAAAAAAATTCTTTCTTAAGAAGCAATTAGATCAAAAAAAGACTGAAGGTAATACAAGCACAGCAGATAAAGATATCAATGTTACTAGAGTTAATTCTGGCAAATTAGTAAAACAAACAGTACAGGTAAACAATACTCTCAAGAAATTAGTACAGTTATCTGAAAATGAATTTAAAGCAACAGAAAAAGTACGTACTGAAGCGAAAGATAAAGAACAAAAAGAAAAAGAAGATAGAGAGTTACGTAAACAACAATTAGAAGAATCTAAGTCTTTAAAAGGTAAGTTTAAAACATTAGGGGCACAAATTTTAGGTAAAGAAGACCCGTATAAAGATGTAAGAGAAAAACAATTACAAGGCGCGACTAAAGATGCGCAAGGCGGTAACGTACGTAGTTTAAGCGGAGCAACCAAAGACCCTGGTAGTGGTAAAAAAAGTGGAGGTATTATAGCAGCGATAAAAGGCTCTGAAATGGGGCAAAGAACAAAAAAATCTGCTGAGACTGTCAAAGACACTTTTCCGATTTTAAAAGATTTAAAATCGCTATTATTAATAGGTATTGCTGCGTTTAGCGGTTTATTAAAATTCATACCTAAACTATTAAAAGGTATAGTAAAGTTTGGAAGGTTGATAGGAAAGCTAGGTAGAGTTTTAGGTCGGTTTGCTGCAAAGATGTTTCGTGTCGCTGGTCGATTTTTAAGAGCTGTAGGTCGATTTGCTAAAAAAGCATTCGCATTTATAGGTCGGTTTTTAAAGGCTGTAGGTCGTATGGCGAGAACTATAGGTAAGTCTATAGCAAAAGTAATAACTAATATACTTAGTAAGATACCTGGTATATCAAAGTTTTTTAAACCTAAAGCAAAAGCAAAAGCACCTACTCCAGATCCTAAAGCAAAGCCAAAACCAAAACCATCTGGCGCTACAAAGGCGACCCAGGAAATAGCAAAGAAAAAAATACAACAAGAAACAGCTGAGGCAACTGCAAAAGCAGCTGCGTCATCTACAACAAAAGCTGTTGCTAAATCTGGCGGTAAGACACTAGTTAAATCTGGTCTTAAAAAAATTCCTTTAGTTGGAGCTTTATTTGGTATTGGTTTTGGGTTACAGAGAGCTTTTTCTGGTGATTTTGCCGGTGCTGCGTTAGAAGTAGCAAGTGGTGTTACTGGAGCTATACCTGGTGTTGGTACAGCTGCTTCAGCTGCAATAGACGTTGGTTTAGCAGCACGAGATATACATAAAGCGACAAGTGGTCTTAAGAGCGATATGGATTCAAAGGCACAGGAAATGTATAATGAAAAACCTATGCGGAAAGTAAATCCTGATGGGTCAGCTTACGACTCGATACCACTACAAGGATCTGGGGTAAACAGACCAAATTGGTCGCTGCCTCCTGCGCCTCCTGTAATGATGAACAATCAAACTAATACATATAATATAATGCCAAACAATATTAAACCCGTAATGGAAGGTGCTTATTAATGAATCATTTATTTAAATTTGTAGATAACTCGAGTTTTAGCGGTGGTGATATTGATTGTGAACCTGGTTTAGCAAACGCTATAGCTAATACTGTTGAGCGTATTAACTCTGGTGGTGGTTTAGGTGGTAGTACTGCTCCGACCGCTGAACCAGATGGTAATAGCACAATCAATGTAACTAAAGATTTTAAATGGACTAAAACTGCTAGAGGTTCAATTGGTAGAGAAGGTACACCTTCTATAGAGTTAGAAGAGCTTTATGTCGTACGACCAGCTTTTTATTCAAACTTAAACTTATTTTTAGATCAGCTCAATATCGGTACAGATTTAGTTGGAAATGGTTTATCTAATATATCAAAAGGTGTTGGTTTCGGAGAAGCTGGAGAAAGTATAACACAAGTACAAGGTAAAGTAACAGGCTTATTAACTAATGTACAGAAAGAAGTACAAGCTGCTGGTTCTAAAGCATTTAAAACTGAAAAACAAAAACCTATAAAATACTTAAAAGCCTATGAGGAATTATATGGTGTAAGAAGATCTGGGTTTAATTATAGATTACCATACTTAGAAGATAAGTTTAGATCTACTAGTAATACCTGGGGAGAGGACAAAGCTGGTGTTTCTTTTTTAGAAGGGTTGCCGTTAGTAGGTAATATCGCGGAGTCTATGAAAAGTCTAATGAAAGCAACAGCAACTGGTGTTGCTATAGATTATGCAAAAAGTTTTTCATATGGTGGTAATGAACCAGAGTATAGTTTTAGTTTCTACCTGGATAATACTAAGGACTCAGAGTACGGTCCTCAAAGTATGCAAAACAATATAGAATTTGTTACATTATTAATGTATCAAAATTTACCTAATAAACTCAATAGGTTAGCATTTTCTCCTCCGGTTATATATCGCGCGAAGCTACCAGGGGTGTTTTATTTTAATTATAGTTATTTAAGTAATATTACGGTTGAGTTTGTTGGTGTACGTAGAGAAAAAACAGTACGATTAAAGGTTGCGGAGTTTGGTAAAGAAGAAGAAAATATAATGATTGTACCAGAAGGTTACAAAGTAAATATAACTCTTAAAAGTTTATTACCAGAAACACGTAATTTTATGTATGCATCATTAGACGATAAAGTATTTGCTACACAAGAAGAAATAGTTGCCCGAGATTTAGAAAATATACCACAACCTGATCCATTCGCTCTCGGTAATATGGATCCATATTCAACAGGAATAGCATGATAGAAGATCTTAATACATATAGAAATAAGACACCAGGTATATCTAAAATAGATGATACTCGATATGAGAACATCTTTAAGATGAATAAAAATAATGGTTATTTAAATTATAACATAATAAAAAAAATAGATATTGGGGATGATTTGAATCCTGATTTCTTTTATGAGATAACTAATAACACAATTAAACCTTGGACTACTTTATCATTTCAGATATATGGTACGCAGGATTTATGGTGGTTAATTTGTTTAGTTAATAAAGTACAAAATCCAATTAATAATCCGGAATTAGGTAAAAAATATAAAATAATTAAACCAGACTTTGTTAGTGCTTTATTAAACTCTATTAAGTCTCAATTATAATGGCAAATGTAATTAAATCAATTTTTGGTGGAGATACTGATACTACTATAAAACTAGATAGTGACGGTACGCAGTATTTTTTATCTATCAAAATATTGAATTCAAAAGGAGAGTACAAATCATTTACAAGTACTTCTTTTGTCGAATTAACATTTGAGTCGGATTTTAACTCTCCATTTATAGCTGGGCAATTGCAAATAGATAATAGGGGTAATCAAAATTTGTTTAATAGTTTACCTGATGTATTTGATGAAATGCCTAAAAAAGTCAGACAGTATAGTTCTACTTTTGATGGTCAAGAGTTTTTATTTATACAAATACGTAAAAAGAACTTTAACACAAAAACATGTTCATATGCTGATGAAATCATGTTAGACAAACCATTTGTAATTACAAATACAATAAATTCTACTTTATCTAATAACACGATCTCTAATTATTATTTTACAGATCTTATAGTAGCTGATTTATTATATACAAGAAAAGAGTGGACTAGTAATGTATTAATAGGTAAGAACAAAAAGACCTTGAGTAAGTTTAGTAATGAAGAATTACAAGTTAATGGTAGCGCCGCTCTCAAAAGATTAATTACTGATTTTACATACCCTGAAATAATAGATAACAACGAATGGGATCGTGGCTTATCAACATTACAATATACTCTACCCAAAAATGCCCCAGCAATGCAAGCTATAACTTATATGTTAGAGAACTACGTTTCAAGTAATGAAGATTTAGGTATACTAACTTACTTAGGAGGTCAGTTTCAATTAACATCTTTAAAAGACATCTTCGCACAAGTATATCAAAAGAATAATAATCAAAAAATATTTAAAGAAAGATTTACCAATGCATTTAAAGTTCAAACTGAAGATACTGATGTAGTTTATACTAACAAAGAAGCAGAAAGATTATTACCTAATTCATTCCAGTTTATACCTATAAACCAAATTGATATAGATTTTACAGAACCAGACCCTATATCTGGTATTAACACTTTGATAGATCATAGTTTAATAACATACAACAATGGTAGTAAAACATTTAACCTTTTTAACAAAACAGGTACTGTTGAAGAAGTAAGAAAAGATTTCAGTGATTATTTAAAAACATTTCCTGATGCAGATGAAATAGAACTTAATGTACCAGCAAACGATTTTTATAAACTAAACAAAGTAACTAATTTTAATACATCTAATAGCCCGAGTCAAACTACATCTAATTCTCAAAAAAGCAAAATATCATTACAGAGAAAAATGCTACAATACTTATCGAGATGTAAATTTAAAGCACCCGGGAATTTTAATATATGTGCGAATAAATTCTTATACCTTACTGTAACGGTAAAAGAAAAGAATGACTTTTTAACTAAAGTACCTGGTTTTTGGTATATTACTAATTCTATTACAACCTTAAAAAGTGGTACATTTAGGACAGAAGTAACAGCATCTAAATTTGATAGACCAATACCAGAATGAGCGCGATACCAGTAAAAACAGGAGTACCAGATTTAATAAACACTAAACTTACTAATAGTGTTGATTTTCATATTGCATCAACAAACTTTTTATCTATACTTAAGTCATACGCTAATTATCTTGCTTTGGTAAAATATTATGATAGTTTAAAGTATCAACCAGACCCTATTACTGCCGAAGCGACATTTTGGGAAAACTTCGCTAACGGTAACTTAGACTTACAAGAGTTTGTCAAGAACCCTAAAGCTACAAAATACTTAAAAAAGATAGATGCTGAATTAGGTCCAGATCAAGTAATTAAAACTGACTCTGCTGGGAACCCATTAGTATATATTGATGCACAAGCTAACCTTGTAGCTGAAACAACAGACGGAGATATAATACCATTAACAACGAACAACACAGAGTTTGTTGAATCTGAAATTAATAAAATTGATACAAAGTTTGATATAGGTCAAGCGGATAGAAACGGAGAGTTTTTAGCATGGTGGGTTGATAGATATAATAAAGCTCACGCAGAGGTTAAAAAAATATTAGCTGATAAAATTAATATAGAAGACACTATATTACAAGAGTTGTCAGAGAGTATCGGTTTCTTATTCGCTCAATATCAATTACCGGGTAGCAGGTACACTCATTATGCAGACGATAACGTTGATGTTACTCCATATCCTTATAACAATGTTATAGATGAAAAACTATCATTTGACACTAAACTTAATATTATAGAATTAACAAATAGAACTGAAGCTATTTTTAGACGAAATATATCACAAGTAATACCATTCGCAAACATCGCAAAAACAGCACATGGTAGTAATCTAGTTACTGATCATTATCACTATGAGAGACTTAAAAAGAACGAACCAGAGTTAAATGAACTTATGAGTGATGTTTTAGGTAATGCCTATAAAATATTAGTATGGATGGGGTCTAATAAATTAAATAACAAGCAAAGAAATATCGCTGGGGTTCATGAAGTAGTTATAGAAAACTCTAAAGTGAATGTTGATATTCTAATGAATAAAATACAGAAACTGGAACGACCATTCAATAACGATGTACTTAAGTAAGTTCTTCTGGTTTTTTAATTTCAGAGTCTACCTCGATTACATCTTTTGCGTTTAACAAATTAGCTAATACTTCCTCTCTACTCATAGTTAAAGCATGTTTTTGATCGGAATATTGTAACTCTTTTTTGGATTCTATCTCCATAGCCTTAGCTTTTATTGTTGTACTAGTTTTCTTATCTTGTAACACGAGTTTGTTTAGAGTTTCAATAGCACCTGTAGACGCCTTAACTAATTCAGATAAAGCAGACATATTATCTGCTTCTGGTAAATGATGAACAACCTCTTTCATATTTTCTATCATCTCTAAACTATCGTGAATTAATTTAGATGACTTCTGTATGATAAAGTTTTCTAATTCTTCTTTTTTAATTTCTGGATGCTCGTTTGCGACTCTTTGAAGCTTTTTACTATCAGTAGGTAAGCTCTTAAGTTGCGAAATCAAATCATCTGGGTTAATATCATCCATAAAAATATTTACTTGAATTACTTATGTTTTAAACTATATTACCGATATATGAGCGAAGTTAAAATGACATTTGTTAAGACCCATAAGAGTGCTAAGTTACCAGAACGCGCCCATGCAAGTGATTCTGGTTATGATTTGACCAGTGTAGAAGAAATGACTATCCCTGCAAAAGGATCTGCGGTCGTCCCGGTTGGTTTAACGTTAGGTTATTTAGAACCTGGTTGGTGGTTTAGGATTGAACCAAGAAGCGGTCTAGGTTTTAAGAAAAGCATACAACCTCATCTAGGTATTATTGATAACGGTTATCGTGGAGACCTTGGAGTAAAACTGTATAACTTTAGTGGTTCAGATTGGGTATTACCTACAGGTAGTAAAGTCGCTCAATTAGTATTATATCCTCATATTACTGCAGACATTGAATGGGCTGATGAAGTTACGGGAGCTGATCGTGGAGATGCAGGGTTTGGTTCTACTGACAAAGCATGATGAAGATTACTGATATCTGGTGCGAAAAATATCGACCTACTACTCTTGACGAGATAGTATTAAAGAAAGATACGTTACAATATTTTAAGAACGTACAAGAGAGTGGTAATGTACCTAATATATTATTTGTAGGTCGACCAGGTATTGGTAAGACATCTTTATCAAAGATTGTAGTTAATAATCTGCTCAAATGTCAGTACTTATATATTAACGCTTCAGATGAAAACGGTATTGATACTATAAGAACTAAGGTTATTAACTTCGCTCAAACTAAAAGTTTATTTGGTGGTATTAAAGTTATCATCCTGGATGAGTGTGATGGGTTATCTATTGACGCTCAAAAGGCTCTTCGTAACTCTATGGAAGAGTTTCATGAAGTAACTAGATTTATTCTTACCGCTAATTACAAGCATAAAATTATTCCAGCTCTTCAAAGCAGATGTCAAATATTAGATATTGTATATGACAAATCCGATTATATTGAAAAGCTTATTTCTATAGTTAAAAAAGAAGATGTTAAAATATCAAAAGAAGAGTTCTTAAAGGTAGTTAACAATAGCTTTCCTGATTTTCGCAAAGGCATCAATAACCTACAACAATACTTTATATCAGAAGGTAAAGAAGAAGTAGATAGTAATTTAGATTCGTTTTTTACTGATATTATTGATAATTTGCTACCTCAAAAGAAATACACTAATATTCGGAAATATATTATAGAAAACGAACATCTATTTAGTAACGATTATGATTTACTTTTCCGTAAGTTATTTGATCATTTGTATGAATGTTCTTTATCCGAAGACAAAAAAAGAGACTGTTTAATAACAGTCTCTAAATATTTTTATCAAAATAGTCAGTGCATCGATCAGGAGATTAATTTCTACTCCTGTATACTCGACTTAAGCATTTAAATATTTTGCAGTATTTAACGTATAATCACCGTTAGGTACTTTAGTTGGTTGTCCTACACCGAGATCTTTATCTTCTACTACTTCTGGTTTTAACGTAGTATGATCTTTTTGATCGTTAGTAGGATCCTTTTGTGTACCACGAGCATCACTAGAACTAATAGCAAATTCTAGTAATTCTAGAGGAATAGTTAACTTCTGTGCATAAAAGCCCGGAGTAATCTCTACAGCGATATCTGCTAATTGTCTGTCTGAATCTGTATACTCAGTTTCATATACAGCCTTCTTAATTGTAGATAACATTAAATGCTTACCTTGCTCGGTTAGAGTTACTATTTCCTCAACATAATTTCTACGGGCTTCGTCTAAACCTTTATACCAATCAGAAGATTTCATCTTACTAGAAAACTTCACATAATCTCCAGCAATTGGTCCAGACTTCATAAACCTGCTTATTTGAGCCTCAAAAATTGTATCGAACTTACTCATTTAAATTATTTATTGTTTTTAGCACTTTTAAATTAAATAATTATAATGGCAATAAAGCTAGACATACTTGATAATGTAAAAAACAAAGATGCGTATCGTAAGTATACATACGCAGATTTACATTTAGACTTACAACTTAGTAGCAGAGTACCTGATAAACCTACTGGTGCTAGTAAAAATGCACAAGATTTAAAGTTGAGTTATGATGTTTTAGCTATATACAATTCTATTAAAAATATTTTCAATACTAAGAAAGGACAAAAGATTTTAACACCTAATTTTGGGTTAGATTTAGAACAATATTTATTTGATAATATAACCAAAGATAATGCAAAACAAATAGGTAAAACAATTTTAGAAGAGTTACCATTTTATGAACCGAGAATTACGGTAGAAAACGTAAGCGTTATTGCGCGACCAGATGCAAATGAGTATAAAATAAGTATATCTATCATTATACCTTCATTAAATAATAGAAAGGATAGTTTGTCTGGTACATTAACTGAAACAACATTTACATACAACTAATCATGGCTAATTTTACAGAATTTAATTTACCTACTGATGCATATACAGGGTTTGATGCTCAAAGTTTACGAGACCTAATTATACAAAGGCTCAATAACGACACTACTATATCTTTTACTGATCAAAATTTTGAGGGTAGTAATATATCTGCTCTCATAGATATAATTGCTTACTCATATCATACATTACTTTTTTACTTAAACCAAACTAGTTCAGAAAGTAATTTTAATGATGCATCATTATATGAAAACATAAACCGTATTGTTAAATTAATTGATTATAAACCAGTCGGTAAACAAACTTCTGTTCTCCCAGTCAATATACAAGCTACTGCAGACTTATCTGCAGGTTATTACACAATACCAAAATTTACTTTTGCATCAGCTCAAGGTAAAACATTTACATTTACATCTGATGTTACGTTTGAAAAATTTACTTCTAGTGTTGAAACAGTATCCGCTATTGAAAATCAACTTATGTATGAGGGTACATTAGAAGAGTATCCAGTAGTTAACCCTATAGGAGAAAAATTTGAAGTAATAAACTTACTACCTGGAAAAAATATAATAATTGATCATTTTAATATTTTTGCATATGTAAAAGAAAATAATGCAGAAAATAAATGGTATGAATGGAAAAGAGTACCTAGTATATTTTTAGCTAAACCAAATGAAAGAGTGTTTGAAGTACGATACAATGAAAATAAAACATACGAATTGACATTTGGTAACGGAGTTAATGGTAAACAATTAACTAGTAATGACCAAGTAGCGTTATATTATATTAAATCATCTGGTACAGACGGTAAGGTGACAAAAAACGCGCTTACTGATACTTCAATTAATGTTTATAATACTACCCAATATAATGATATATATAATAATATCAAAGATACATCGTTAAATTATTTAACTATAGAAAACTCAATCAACGTTAACGTTAATAATTCAGAAGATAGCACTAGTTTCGGAGAAGAAGAAAATGTACAGGACATAAAATTAAACGCACCAAAATTCTTTAGCTCTGAATATAAACTAACAACTAAACCGGATTATAAAAGTTTTATTGAACGTAATTATAAAAATTTAGTATACGATATACAGGTATTAAACAATAGTGATTATACTAATGATTATCTACAATATATCAATAACGATTTAGAATTAACAACATATTCACAAGATACAAACGCACTATTTAATCAATATTATTTTGCAGATAGTTCTAATTCAAACAACATATACTTAGTTATTGTACCTAATTTACGAAAAAATAAATCAGTTGTTACAAGATCAAATTACCTCTCTACATCTCTCAAGGAAAAGATACAAACTGAAATTCAAGATTATAAATTACTCAATAGTGAAATTTTATTTCTAGATCCGGTTTACTTAAATCTAGATGTTTCCGCTACATTTACTGATGATGGAGAAGTAAATAAACTAACCTACAAAGATTATACCGAACTACAAATAACAAAAGAAGCTCGAGCTTTAATAAATGAAGAAGATTTAAAGAGTAAAGTTTATAATACAATAGTTGATTATATTGACTCTATAAAATTAGGAGGTACAATTGATGTAAGGTATCTCACAAATCTTATTGAAGAAATACCTTATATAACAAAAATAGAAACATATAGAACGGATTTAGAAAGAGCTATATCTGGTTTATCGTTATGTATTTTTAATCCTATTTATAACGGGAGAGATCATAAAACTATAGATACAAGATTACAATTAAGACCATATCAAATACCATATATAGAAAATAAACAAACCTTAAAAAACAAAATTAAAATAAAAACCACTAATAAAAGCCAACGCGTTGTTGAATACTAATGAGTTCTTCGTCCCATAATCCAGGTTGCCCTTTATCTATACCAGTACCTATTTCTATTACGGTAAATACATCTGGCTCGCCGGTGAGTCCTCTATCTGGAGTTCACAGTCTATCAGCGACTCATGGAGGTTTCACTCGCATATCTAAGTTTACATTTAACCCAGTACTTACATCTACTGGGCTTGATATTAATGATTATTTACCATCAAACATCTCTACAGTGTATTCTGTATGGGATTTTGGAGATGGTTATAGCTTGAGTGGTGCTGATACATTCACTAATGCGACCCATGTATATAATGTACCAGGTGTGTATACGGTGTCTTTATTTTTCTACGATTTGAACGGAAATCCATATTTAAATACATTAAGTGAAACAGTGTCGGTTTATAATTATGGAGAGACATTTCTTGAGTTAAACAAAGAAGATAATCAAGCAGAAGGGTCAAATGTAACATTTAATACGAAAAAAATATTCGCCGGGAAAAAGGAATTATTTGATATTAACGTCACATCTACATGGCAAGATGTACCAGTAGATGAAAAGTTTACTTTATACTTAACTGCAAGTGGTAGTAAATCTAAAGCATATGATACAAATAGTAAGTATTCTCATTTAATGCCATTCAATGCATTTTACGATGAAAATAATAATCTTTTAGAAAATAATGATTTAGATATTTCAAAAAAACTCAAACCAAAATATTATGCAGTTGAACCAAGTACAAATAAAATTTGGCAAATAGATATTTCAAAGCTAACAGTAGAAGAATTAAAAGAGGTTAATGTTGATGTATATAATTTAGCTCATTCGACAAAAGATACTATTGTTGATAATGAACTAGTCGCTGTAGGTTATAACTCAACATCCCAAACCTTCTTAACTGGCAGTACTGATGGTACATCTGTAAAATTTAAATACCTAGATGACACCCCAAATATATTGGATACTGGAACAGGGGTAAGAATTTTAGCAAAATTAGATACAAGTAAGCATCAGTCAAAAGGGTTTTATGTTGATGAGTTAAGCGGTAATTTAAATTTATCTGAAAAAAATTATTTACAAGGACCTGGGTTTTTAATAAAAAATGGGCCTGGTATATTAACAGAGATTGTTAGAGTTGATCCAGACTTTAACGATATATTTTCTTTTACATCTACTGGTGTACCAGAAATGTCGAGTATAGACTATAAAAGACAGGGAGATAAATTTCAAGTATTTGTTGCTTTACAAGATATAAATAAGAGTTTAATTAAAAACTACCCGGTATATAATAAAGCAGCAAATTTAAATAATGATTTCTCTTTTCTAGCTCAATGGGTAAGTGGTTCCTATACAAGCGATGTTAGTAGCATTAGTACTGAATACTTTCCATATAACACTTCGACTAGCACAACAGAATTAAGTAATTTTTTATATTTAAACGTCAATCCGCTAAGCGCCGGAACATGGTCCTTAAATGTAACAGCTAGAATAGATAGTCTGAGCGCTAGTTTTAGTGATACTAATTACGTTGCAAATCGGTTTTTCAACGCAAATGTAAATTCTGGAAACTCGGGATTATTATCTGGTTCAAAAACCTTTACAGTACTACCTTCAACTAATGATGTCGAGCTGTATAAACAAAATGAAGATGTAGATTATTCTCAAGTATTAAAAGGTTATAGGTTTCAATCCTTTTTACATGAATATGAAAAACTGTTTGATGGTATTTTCACATCGTTTGTTGGAGAAGCTAGCTCTAGCCCTACTACATTCGGTAAAACTATAATAGAGAAAATTGCTAACTTTACTTCTAATCATAGTGATGTTGATAGTTGTAATATTAGTCAATTACAGTCTTTTTATGATTTATTCAATGAAGACGTAGATATATTATTACCTACAGCCCCTCCAGGGTTAAAAAGATTGTATGACTTATTAAGCATTAAATTATCAAAATTACTAGGAGACTATACTAGAGAACAACAATTAAGTACTAACTTTTCTACGACGTCTGCCGAAGCTAGAAATATAGATCTTGAAAATCCTATAACTACATCAACATACACTGTTACTGCTTATACGGAGTTTGTCGCGCAACAAAAATTTAATAATGAGTTTATTTTGATTAAACCTCAAAAAGTCGCGACCAAAAATGTAGATGGTACCTCGTCAGGTATATCAACAACATACCCATTATCTGCTTATAACGTTTACAGTAACTGGGGATGGCCGCTAGATACATCTGTATCAGGAGCAGATGGTTTAGATAAATTTTATAATTTTTATCCATACGTAGAATATAATAGAGAATCAACTGCTCATAATATTGAAAATAACGTAATAGATTATACTAATCAATATACAGGAGTATCTAGGACAGTATCTGCTGTTAGTGCATGGGAGGATACTGGAGGTGTTATTTATAAGAATTTAGATTATCAAATAAGAGAAGGACTTAATTTATGACAGTAGATTTAAATACGACTAACCCGCTTTCTTTTATTGAATGGAAGCAGTATTATAATAATATACTTGAAGCGTCAGAGCTTTCTAGTTTGTACAATAGTTATCTTGTCGAATGGAAGGATAATAAACTTACTACAAATACAAAAAAAGATAGTTTTGTAAAAGAACTATATGTACAATTTTTAAATAGTATTTCTACTGATACTCTTGATCCATCTACTAAAAGATTTTTAAGTCAAATAGATACGGATAATAATTATGAATTAGAACTCGCGGTTCATTATTTTACTGATATTACTAAACAACAATTAGTTAATATAAGAGAGTTAAGAGATGAAAGTAAATTTAGTAATGTAAAAAACAAACTTAAAACATCTAAAAAAGGTATAGAGTTATATATAAAAAATTATATTTCTAAATTACTATCTATCAAAGAATTTATTACTAAGGAAACGAACACTAAAGTAAGTGATATCAACATAAGTAAGATTGCTAATTCAATAAAGATAAACTTTGACAATTATGCTTCTGATGAGCACTTATATGATATACATAATTTAAATAAAAACGTTGTTACTGATTTAGGAAAAAGAGTAAGAGAAGAAGCTCCTAATATAATACAATTGTTTACTATTAACAAAGATGGTAAAAAGTTAAAAGTACAAACAAACAATATTAGTACTCCAAATAGTTTGTTGGGTATAAACGAATACTTTGAAGATTATAAAAGATTACCGTCGAGATATTTTCGTAATGAAATAAAAGAATTAGCTAATTTAAAATATACTATAGAAAAAAATCTTATTGAAAAGTATATTGCTAATGATTTATATCTAATTACAGGTAATAGAGAAAAGGCTAATATTGAGAAAATATTTAATAGTACTAACCCTACTAATAATTTAACTCAAAGATATGGTCCAAATTTATATAGAGATATAATAAACAGAAAAAATACTAATATATACCCATATCAGTTATCATATAAGAATACAGGGTCGACTAATTTTTATTCTAAAGGAGTAACGTTCAACATACAACTAAGTAGTGTTAATAGTTGTGAGTATATTGTACCAGATCCTAATTTATATGAATCTGGGTTAAAACCTATAGGGTATATTAAGAATCCCGAAACCAATGAAACAATTGGTAACCTTAAAATAAAACAAATAACTCCATTAGTTTTTAGTAATAAAAATGACAGAATAAAAAACAACGATTTAACAAATAATGTTGAATTTTATGATAACAAAATTTTACGAACATATGGGTATCAAAGTCAAGAAAACAGTTTAAACTATTCAATTGCTGGTATAAACAAAAGAGAGGATACAATAAGCTTTTGGGAGGATAAACCGAATCAAATAAATTGGAAAAATACTGATACATACCCTGTTAGTGTTCTCAATATATACCCTGAAGCTGAGCGTTTAGAGGATTTATTAATTAATAATAAAACTGGTATAAAACTGAGAAGTGATATATACGGTAATGAATTTTATTTTATCAAACCCGTACATCCGAAACGATTTGCCGGTACATCTTATATCACTAGTTCAGGATCAAGTTCAACTACAGAATGCATTACAAGTGCAGAATATTATGATGGTTTATTTTTTAGTGGAGCTCTATGTGCTATATCAGCTGCAGAATATGAAACATACGGTACTGTTTGGGATGTAACTTATGACTCTGCAACAACTCAACTAACAGGTATATATGATACATTTATAGTAAGCGACGGGATAACATGCGATGGTGATACAGAGCAATTTAACGCTCCTATGAGTACAGCGTCGTGCAATGATATACATACTATGGGATTATCTTGCGGCTCGGTATCAGCTGTATCCGCAATTGAATGTGGAACATTTTTAAATCATCCAGGTAATTCTACGGATTTACTCGAAGTATATTTTACAGATACAAGTGTACCTTATATAAGCGTGAATACAAGCTCTATATTTACAGGTACTACAACAACGTATGAAGCAACTGGAACTAACAATCCTACAGTTTCATCTATACCTTTATATGAACATACATATGAAACAAACGGAGAAGTGTATGTTCGAAATGTTTATACCCAAAAAATACAAACGTTAAATCAAGCTATGAGCGGTATTTTGAATAAACATACAGGTTCAACTAGACTTAGAATACTAACTAGTAGTTATATACAAGATTTTGATATTATTGAAGATACATTATATATACAGACATCTGCAGAAACATTAACTGAACGGTATAAATTTAAAGATGGTATTTTTAAGAATAATGCTAGTTCGAAATCTATAATATTGTAGTAAATAATTTATATGTTTAGCGCTAAAACATCAGATGTGTTTTATAACGATGAAGAAAAGGACTTATACGTATGTCAAGTAAGTGCTATTTCTGCTGAGCGATGTGAACCTGGGTTTACAGATGAAATTACATTTGGCGCATTACCTATAATTTATAAAATAATTAAAGGTACAAATAAAAAGACTGTAGTATATCCTAAAAATCTAGATACATTTTTAACTGATACAAACTCAGATCTATTCGCTCTCACAACTAAATGTACAACAACATCTGCAACTAATTTTAGTAGTATATCAAAACCATTAGTTAGTTTTAATGAAAACTCAGAAAGATATTCTGTTACATTTCTAGGTAGATACGAAACCTCTGCGGATGGTATTAGTATAAACAATTATGTTTTTCAATACGTAGATGATAGTTTTCATTTGCTAGACTATAAAACATATGTACCAGAAGATAAAAATGAGAGTATAAATGTTGATGCTCGAAAATATACTTTTGAAAATGGTTTTATTAATTCTGATTATTATGCCGCTGGTAATACTATAAGACACAAATACGGTAGCTGGTATAATGAAGCAGAAGTAGATACAACTGAAAGAGCTCCAAACTATATGGTAGCTCCGACATATGTTGAGTCTACAAGTTCATTAGGTTTTAATTTAATACAAGATGAATTAACAGACCAAGATGCTACTACACAAGCTATTACCGGGGATGCAAACTTTCCGTTTATGTATTCTGGTGGTTTTATTACAGTTAACCCAAAATACGCTGCGTTTGATCCTAATGATTCTATAAGAGTAGAATTCCAGGCTAGATCATTTAATGTCGCGACTCCTACTGCATATGCCTCGACTCAAGCAACAGATGGTTTGACCGCGTCTAGATGGATTCAGCAATACTCTCCTTCTGGCCCGGGAGAAGGTTTTTGTGTTTATTTTTATAAAACTCCTTTATCAGGTTACTACACTATACCGAACGGTGTTGGTGATACGTTAGGTTATTCTCCTTCTCAATTTTCATCTCTTGAAGTTGCAGGTACTATAAACAAAACAATCGGTGTATACGAACATTCTAGCTGGAATCCTCTATCTGGAGTTAGTGAAAGTGGTACCTTATTAGACGGTAAAAAATCAGATACATTTTTAGGTATAGGTTTTGATATAGGAGGGAGTTTTGGTGTGGAAGGGAGCAATGATAAACCTGGTTGGTTTACATATCAAGATACCTCATGGACTGCTACTCCCTGCTCTGTCGCTGTACGTGGTAGTTCATTTTATAATAATAGAGTACTTGGAGCAGTAGCGCTTTCAAGTATTGCAGCTGCTTCTGCTGCCCCGATGCATACGTCTGCTGCTAATGCTGAATTTGTAGACTACAGAATAGATTTAACTAATAAAGGTAACGACCTAACAATTTATAATAAACTAACTGGTGATACAGATTATAATATAATTCTACAACTTAGACTAGATAAGCTGTATAGCAGCGAAACAGAAAGTTATGTTCCGTGGAATGGAATGAAGGAAGGTAACAAGCTTCCATTACTCAATGTAGGTTTATCATTTACAACTAGTACTAAAGTCAGTCAGTTTGAATTAAAGAAATTTAAAGTATCTGGTAATAAGATTACTAACCCATGGGAGAAGAAAAAGAAATTAAAAGAGTTTGAAAGTATTGCTCCAAAAGATAATGTAACAAACTATATCAATAAATCATCTGATAATTTAAGACAAAGAACCATAGATAAAAGTGTTGCTGAAGTTGATATAATTATACCATCTAAATGCGATACTGTAGCGATAGAAAATAGTAATGCAGAAATTACATTATGCGATTATAGACCAGATGAAGAACAAGAACAAGTAGAAGCAAAAGCTACCGGTGTTGTAACAGAAATAAAAAGAACAGTCGAACAACGACCAATCGCTGAACCTCCTATAGAGGAACCAGAAATTGAAGTAGTAGATAATATACCATTGATACTGCAAGATAATTGGAAGTTATGGTGTCAAGGAGAAAAATTTACGAGTTTTGATGACGGAGATACAAAGAAAGGATATCGATCTGCATACGGAATATTATATAATGAACTCGTAACAAATATAGCAGGTCAGCAAAGAAAGTATATTTTATTCGCGAAAAATACAAATCTACCAGCTTCTGGTACTATCATTGAATCGAAGTGGTCTGAAACTTTTCTCAGTACTCCAGGGTCGTACTGGACACAACTCGTAATACATATATTTAACCCTTACACAGGATCGAGATATCCGGAAGGGGAATATATTGACAATGGTCTAGATGATACAGGTTTTATTGTCGGAAGCGGGCCTCAACAGCGACAAAAAATAGAAAACACACCATTTACTATACAATCTTCTACCGGGAGAGAGTTAGAATATTTGTGGGATATTGGTTTTATGAACTCCATATACCATCAATCTGCGTTAGATAAGATATCAGAACTATTTTTTAGATCAATAAAAGGACAAGAAAATCAAATGTTTTGGTCGATTGGATATCCATTTAATGTAGATGATAAAAATATAGAATTAGCTGGTTTTGGTCTAGCAGAAGTTTATCCTCTTGACGGAGATGTATTTGATATAGATAAAGTAACTATTACTCCAATAACGGAATTAACCGAACCATCCCAACTAGATGCCTGGGTTGCAGAGGAAAACTTCACATCATGTAAAGTAGATACTGGTACAAAAGGAAAAGGGGAAGGGATTGAACCACTTCCACTATATAGAGAATTATAATTAATGAATACATTTACTTATAACGTTATAGCAGCAACAACCCCAGGGTCAAATGGGAATGAGTTTTCGCGTTCACAGGGATTGACTGGTGTAACTAATGTAACATTTGATTTTAGTCCTTTATCCTCTTATGACTTAACTACAGATAAAAAGGTTAATAAAATAATAGTAGATCTCCATGAAGACGGTATTGAAGATATTACTATAAATAGACCATTGTCTGGTACTACAATACAACCTATATCAACAGTTAGTTTTAGTCATATTTTTGAACCAACGTTTTTTGATGGTGAGAAACGTAATATATATTTTTCAGTATTTAGAGACGACGGTGAAGTTGATATCGTAACGCTATCTTTAAAACTTTATCACTCTCCATTATCAGGATATGAAGATATTAATCTATTAAAAACTGATTATTTTAACGATTCGTTGGACGATGAAAAATTATTGTTAACTTTTATTAATAATAATCCAGAAAACTTAGGTTTAAGTCTAATGGATATAAAACCTGATTATGCAGTATTTAACCCAGCGTTATCCGGGAGTCAGTATCAGAATACAAATACATTTAATGTAGGGTTTACAACAAACTATATTTTAGCTAACGCATCTCAATCTAATACAGGTCCTCATATACATATTGCTCTTTCAGATATATATGATACTAATACTGGAGAAGTTAAAAACAATGGTAGAATATCTCTTAAGTTTAGAACTAGAGCTCCATTGCCTGGTATGGGTACTGCTGCTCCTGAGGATGTATTAGTTTTAAATGCAAACCCAGAACTTTTTTATGTACCTCTAACTGCTAATTCTGGTTTTACTCATTTGAGCGGAATGATAACATGGAACTGCGGTGACTTATTAAAAGATATAGACTTAACTACAAAGACAATTTCAATACCATTAGTAGATATAATTGGTACAAGAACGAATTTAGCAGACTTTTATTTTACATCATATAATGTAGGAGCGGGTGTTTCATCATCAGACAACGCTGTACCAGATGGTGGTTACTTCTATGTTGATCTATATGATGTTCAAAGCTGTGATACAATTAATACTACAACCAGTACAATGACAGCTTTTGTAAATTATGGTAGTAGTAATTAAACAAATAACTAAATAATTATATGGCCTTAGAAGACGAGATTATTAATATAGCAGATATCGATATAAGTACAGAAATACTTAAAGACGATAAACTGTTGATAGAAACCAGTAACGGTACTAAATTAGTAGCGTTTAAAGATTTTGTTATTGGTGAAGATAATATATCTTTTAAACAAAAACTGTTAGATGTTGCCGCTATAGGTTCAACACAAGCAACAACAACATCTGTTACCGGTTTTAATATACTCAGCGAAAATACTTCTCCCGGCCATGTTACAAGATATGCTGATATAAGCGGTACAGTTGAATTAGGTAAATTTAATTATAATGCTATAGTACAGCTAGCTGCTCTATCAGGAACGACTTCTAATAATACGGCTAGGATTAATGAGGCTATAATTAACTTAGAGAAGTTAGGGGACATACTCGCTAATACAGATAATACTGCTCTCAATAGTATCACACTTACAACTTCAGCAGCTAACTGGGAAGTAACAGGCCCTGTTAACGGTACAGGAGGTTACAACATTGAAACCGGTGGGAACAAAGTTACAATGGGATTCTCAAATATAGCACTGAACCCGGCTGAAACAAATACAAATGTAACATTTCAAGCATCACCGTTTAAATGGACAGCACCATCAGCTACCGGACAAGGTTTTGATAATCCTTCAAGATTTATGATTACTGGTTCTTTTAGACAAAGTGGAAGGGGTGATCGAGCCAGTGGTCCAGGTATGGCGAAGCCCGGTGAAATTGTCATCTACAAAAATAATACAGAAATCTTTAGGTCTCAGACTTCTGTTATAGGAAAAAAGGAAACCGGTTATAATTATTTTAGCTTTGTTGAAACAATAGGTATTAATGATATAATTACTATAGACAACCCAATGGCCAGTGGAAATGACGGTGGAAATGTTACATCAGGTACCTTTAGAGGTTTTAAAATAGGTTAAATGAGCGTTCTATCTATAAACAACGGTACAATAGTTCCTATCGAGTATAGTCATATGCACGATAGCGGAATACTATTCCGTAAATATAGAGAAGTATTTGACTTTGGATTATCAATTAACAACTATTATATTAACAAAAATCCAAAAGATAAAAAAACTAATTATAACACTCAATACACGTTAACTAATTTACAACCTTTATCTACATTAGTAGAGTTAGATATACCTTACACGAAGTATGCTACGAGCAAATTTACAACTACTATTAAACTTGATACATCATTTTTAAAAACCAATTTTACTGACTATGCTGATGGTAGATCTGAATTAGAAGTATCGAGCATGTTTAGTAATTTAAGTAGTGGTTTCTTTTATACTTTTACTATTACAAGCTTTCCAACAGGTATAGCAAATATAGATGAAGAAAGAATAATTATATCCTCAGAAGAAATTGTAGGGAACCAATCAACTACTTGGTATTTAAGCGCTCCAAAAAATCAAAATACATTTGCTAAATGGACGTCATCTGCTCCTACAATTGCTGATCAAACTTTTAGATTCACACTTGAAGATAATACATTAATGATTTTTAGTGCCCCTAATAATCTAGGTATTGCTTCAGGTAATATAGGAGCGGGTAATATCGGTGTAGGTATTGGATCTACTACAGAAAATATAGCTACAAACGTTGCAGTAATTTCTTCTAATGAGTTATATTGGCGAGCCCCAGGTATATGGCAATCTACAGCTAGTGAATTGTCTACTGGTCAATTTACAGTTAATAGAAAAAATTTAACTAAAGATAATAATAAAATACCTAACAGTTATGTAAAGTACACATCTTCATATAATGCTGATATTGTTGATCTCAATACATCTACAGTAACAGAAAATATTAGTAATAATTATTTTGTATATAGCAACAATTATAACTTTTATCATAATAAAGATAGTGAGCAATTAAACACAGTGTCTGTTCATGCAGATCTTTTTGCTTTAAAGAACCAAGCTACCTTACATGAATATTACGCAGAAAATAATCATTTCAACTCTGAACCAAATTATTTGAATAGAGTGTATGAAAAAATTCATGGTGGAACTAATCAACAACGAGGCTATGAGAAAGTAGGGTTATCATATAATATTGGTACCTATGATATGAATTTTAAACCTAGTAAGCTAACATATTTTACAACTCCAAATTCATTAGCACCATATACTGTTTTAAATATTAAAGACGCGAGGTTAGAAAAACTAGGTGCCATCGCTGGAGATAGCCCGTTACTGTCTGATAAAGTTTTTAAAAGAAGAGAGAATATAAAGAACAATAATTTTACTGATGGTGTCGACCCTACTTACTTATGTAGTTGGTTATCTGGAAATAAAGACGGTGAAACTAAATGGGTTGATAGATATTATAACCCTAGGATACAAAGCTTTCCGGATGCGCTCTCAGGATCAGATCAAACATATTACAATGTAGTGACGAGTGCTAGCGCTCAAACAACAGAGGTATTTGATGTTTCTTCAAGTCTAGCTTTTGAGCCGAACAATGATTATGCAATCTATCATATTGGGTCAAAAGATTACGAACAACTGTTTAGATCTTATTCGAAATATGACAAAGCAACAGATCTAGAATTTTTAACTGATAAAAACGTCCCTACTACAACTAATAAAGTTTTACAAGATAAAGAGCTAGTTTTTGATGGAGAGAAATACGGAAAAGTAACTCCTAATATATCTGGAGACTTTAGCGTAAATATGTGGCTCCATACTCCGGATAATTCTCAACCATTTGGTTATCTCATTGCCGGTAATTATTTTGAAGAAGGTTTTGGTATATTCAATACGGATCTAGTAACACCAAATATTATACTACCTATAAATAGAAACACATTACTATTTTTAAATAATGATTTAGAAGTATATGATAAAGTTACTCTCACAGATAATGGCCATATTATTAATATCAAAGGTTTAGCGAGAAAAGATAATTTTTCTGAGTTTTATGTCTTAGGAGAAAATAATATTATCTACGTTTTTAATAGTAATAATAATTTAATCAGTAAGATAGAAAATCTAAAAGACTCCACAGCAACTATAGATGATTGGGATGTAGGAGATGATAGGTTAAATGTTTTGTTTAATCCTATAAATTATAAGCCTAATAGTAAGACTGATAAACCTTACTTCACATATGATATTAATACCAACAAATCATCAACGAGAGTGTCTGTTGCATCAGCTGATACTAAAGGCAAAAAAGGAAAAATAATTCGCAAAGACTGTAAGACATATATTTTTGAAGTAGATTCAGAAAATGGTTTCGGTAATGAAATAGCGTTTGATAGTGCTGGGAAAGCATATACAGTAAGACAAAGCTATCCTGATAATTTAACTAAACCTCAAAATTATGTACAAAAAGGTTCCCCTGCTATACAAGAAGCGGAGAACGATAGAAAAAATATAATAAAATCTGGTTTAGGTAAAAGAAGTACTATTCATGGTGTGTTGGTTGACGATGAAGATAACATTATTGTATTGCATGATAATAATATTATTTCTATTTTAGATAATGATCGTAAATTAAAAACAACTAGAGAGTTCTGTAATTTAAAAAATCTTATAGCGCAACAATCTTATATAGATTTGATATATGATTTTGAAGATGGAGTCTATAAGAAATATATTTTGTTTGTACAAGAATTTAATGATGGTTTTAGATTAACAAAAATTAATGAAAAGCTAAAAATTATTAGTACGAAAAGATTTTACAGTACAGCAACTGATCCGTTTAATCTATGTGACTTAAAGCTAACAAAAACAATCACATCATATTCTTATCTTCGTAAAACTGGAGCAAATAAAAATAGATTCAAAGCAGTAATAAAAGCTAAACCTAAATTTTCCTCAACTGGTATTATTCCTAAAGACAGACAAGAGATAGATTTCGATATCTCTACTCTCAATACTGGATACAATCATTTCTTCTTAAACGTATCTATGCGCAAAGGTTTCATGGAACTGTATGTGAATAGTAAACTATATAGTAAGATAAGATTCCAAGCAGGAAGATACGCATTAGATAATGTTCTTGGTACTGGGTGTTATATAGGTGCTGTGAGTACTCCATTTTATTTAACATTTGCGAATAGAATATTACAACCTAAAAAATATTTTCTCAAAGATATAAAAATTAAAGGTTTAAAACTATATGATAAAACTATGAGCTATTTTGAAATGTTAGCTCATTACAATTATCATTTAGGAGAAAAAGACTTAATATGGTCATACCCATTAGGTCAAAGAACTTATATTGATACAATAGATAAATTGGTTAAGTTTACTCTACCAGAGCGTATAAACAATAACTATCGTCTAACGTTGAACAATACTGGCATTAAAGACGAGAAATTAAAAGATAAGATAAAAGAGAAAATAAACGACGAAGTATTAAAGCTTACTCCATACTATGATAAGCTTGATGATATTGTTATAAGCTAACGCCAATACTTATGAGGATAATCTGGCGTGTTCTCTTTACGTATTGCTTCTGTCCAATCTACATCTAAACCTTTATGATATAAGTTATGGTTTAATGTGTTTGTATCTGGACTAGGTTCCCAGGTCCTAGCTAAAGCAAAGAGCTGATTTTTCTCATATTCCTTTGCATGCACAACTTGACAAAATTTATTAAGGATAGATTTTTTAGGCGGAGGGTTTATACCTCTTTCAATCTTTCGCCAAACTTCATATTCTATTCTGAGTATTTTTGCTAGCTTAGTAATGTTTTTAAACTTCCGAGAACGAAGCTCAACGACGTATAAATGAAACTTGTTCAATTACCGGCCTGATAAAAACAAAGCTTTAATATTTTCTAACTCAGCAACGACTTGTTGCGCCAGATAATGTTTAGCATTATCAGAGCCTTCCATTATTAGAGATCGGCCTTGATATGTATGCTCATTTACAATCTGTCGATACTTGTTAATCATACCGTCTAATGCGGCATATGTTTCTCTTGGTTTTGTTCTTTCGAATTCTGATGGGTTCATATAATTATTTAGCTTTAGGGGATACAACATGCACGCCTGATCCACGACCAGTAAATCTACCATAAGGATTTAGTCGCCGATAATCAGAGAAGTTCTCCGCTGAAACAACCTGACAGTCTCCAGCAGTCTTATGACCATACACCATAATACCTTTCGGTCGAGAAATATCAGGTCGTCGAAAAGCACAGGGTTTACAAATCTTAAGATTGAGATTCGCTCGCTCTTGCTCAATAGGATTACCACAAACACATTTCATACAAAGATAATATGCAAAACAAGAAATTAAATCAAGCAGATTTTTTAGATAGCTTTTCTAGTAACCTGTAGATGTCTTTGAATTCGTTTTTATATTTGCGTTCAAATTCTCGCGCATCTGCTTCCCATGGATTTTTATAATACGTATCCGTACAGTCATCACAATCTTGTACGGAGTAATTTAATTTAGATTCTGAAACTCCTAATATGTTATCTTGTATCCAATGTCTTAATTCATGAAGGTAATGACAAACGAATGTATCAAAAACCTTTTCCTTACTTTTACCGTTTTGATCTAACTGACTAGTCAAATAAATCTCATCAAAACCGAAAAAATATCCACTACAATCTGTCGGTTCTTTTATTATTTTAATTATCGGATACCTATCTTTATTATAACGGCGGATTTGATTCAATAATATATTCGTAGTCTTTTCCACTAAACGAATATCCACATGTTTAGATTTTAACCATTTCCGCACATTCCATGATGATTTTAATGTGACAGATATCATATAAGTATTTAGGCAGCGACTCTTACGCTATTTTAATTATTTGCTGCTTATCCGAACGGCGCTCTCTACGTTCGTTAATACTTATAATATATCACAGAGAATAAAAAAAAGCCTCAGTCTCCTGAGGCTCTGAATCTATGTTGACGAGTGTCTAATTAGTTAGCATTGAAAACCACCGGTTCTAGCTTGCTCGTCCGGAGAATGTTTAAAGCTCTACGCTTCATCCGATCAAGCTGCCCACCAGGAACATTCATGCTACCGATTCGATTTTGAACATATTCGTGATTCCCACGTTCAATAGCATTAGCTAATCGAGTGGTATTTTGATGGTGATCCACATACTCAGTCACAGCGTTAAACGCATCCCAACGAGTGCGACCTAAATTACCAGCTCCATTCTTAAACAAAGCAGTAATATCACTATGAATGTTCATAGTACGGTCATCCTCTTCATTCTTCACTGGATACAGTTTATTCAAGAATGTGGTTAGCTCTTCTTTGCTGATCACTTGACTATCTAGATCGCTAAAGCTCTTGTACATACTTGAGAGCTTATCCATATTTTTATGGAACAATCCACGAACCATATCGATCTTCTTTTCGTAATTCGAGAAGTGCTGGATACGCAAATCTCTAGTCGACTCTTGTAGCAACGAAACGAACTGATTGTTACAAAAACCGCGTTTCGAGTTCGGGTAGATAACGTTAGAGACAATACCATCATGACCAATCAACATCGTGATCATTGAGTTGATTTCATCTCCATCTCTCCCTGGCATATTAAACGTATATTTTTTAGGAAGAGTTGCTTGAACCCAAATACGACTACCACCGCGCATCACTCCTGCAGCTGAATACTCTCCACCATACATTTGTCGAACTTCATCAAACGCGTCGATCAATTCAGAGTTCTGAATCGGGGTATACTTCTTACCAACGATACTATAAATATCTCCAGAACGTGTGTTCTTAATACCATAGAATCGCCCGAACTTATCATCTCCAGTCAAATCACTAAGATTGACTGCCTCTACTTCAAAGTCAAGTCCGAGCTTATCATACAAGTCTGACTTACTTCTGATCTCACTGTTTACTCCTTCAACTGGAGATTGAGCGAATTCGTTAATATTTTCTAACGCAACGTTTTGGTTATTAATTATCATAACAAGAACTATTATAGACTGTCTTTTATTTTATGTCAACTATTTCTTTCTTCTGGAAACGCGAGTCTTAGTAACGGTGACTGTAGTACGAGTCTTGATACCTCGACTAGTCGTTTCCTTAACTTTCTGACGTGTAACTTTTTTTGCCATATTTTTCCTTTCTAATGTATGAACCTTTTCCCTTACGAGGCTTGTGCACTCTTGTTCCTGTGTTGAATAACACTCTTGCTCTTACCCTTTTCATATCGTCTCACTTTGATTGAAAACTTCCGCTTATTGACCTGAATACGCATCTTAACGCTCATAAGGTAATTATATTTATGCCAGAGAGGTCATCAACTATTTTTCTAAATAGATATAAAATAAATAGACTGGATTTCCTCTAAGGTTAAGTTCACGAATTTATGCTCCTGTGGTTCGAAGAACGCAAGAGTTGGAGCCCCATCAGAGTCTGCTAGCACAATAATATTAATTGCATGAGCTCCACCAACTCTTCGGATATAATAAACTTCTCCCACTGCTGGGGAAGCAGCTTTAGGTTTAGATTTTTTAACGTAAGATTTTAAAAAGACAGTAAACGCTTTCGCAAAATCATCACAATCGCTATTATTTTTCTCCCATTTATTAAAACCTAATTGAAATAAGAATTCTTTAAAGTCTGGTTGGGCATTATCTACTACCCAATCTTTAGCAAGAAGATTATATTCACTATCAGCAAATACAGTAGAATTTAAATTAACTCCATATGCAAATAAGTAACCACGAACATCAGTATTTGAAATTGTATTTTTTACCGCTTTACTTAATTGTACATTATTAATAAAACTAACTTTTATTATTACAAATAAGATAATTAAAACTGTAGCACCGATACCAAGAAACTTTACATTTTTCCCAAAAAAGATCTCTCTAATTTTATCATTCATAAAATTATTTAAGTCTCATTTTTTTGTTCTAATTCTTCTTTTGTTTTATAAAAATATTTTGTATTGTCTCCTAAGCTCCATTTGTCACCAGTCTCGACGGAATAATCTTTAGTACAGACATTAAAGTCAGGTGTTTTTGTTTCTGATGGTATTAAAGATTGCTCATACCATTTGATCCTATTGTTAGGTTGAGCTGCAAATTGACCGTTATCTAATTTTATAATATTAAAACTTTTATGCTCTTGCTGCAATTCGCTATAACCAGTATCTAAAATATTAGGTTCTGGATGACATGAATCAATTGTTAAGTAATAGCTACCTTTGTAGAACTGCTTATCTTTGGATTGATATTTACACGGAAGACCAACTAATGCGTCTTTTTGTATTACTGTTATCCAATATGAAAAAGCATCCCATAATTCTAACATCTCTAAAGGTAGTTGTTTCTCTTTATCATAGTCTTCTTTCCATACAAACGCTGAAAGAGGTAGCTTATCATACAAAGCTCCATACTCTAAAAGTAAAGTTTCGAATAATAATGCACGCCCAGGCTTTGATTTAACTGTAACCCACGTACCTTCTACTAATTCTCCTTCACCTTTTAACTTATTATCTTCAATTTCTAAGTCGTATAAATACTCTTTTTTGACCCACACAGGGGTAACTGGTAAATTTGCTACTAAAAAACTCATTATTCTGTTGGTTTAAACGCTTCAACTAAGATTTGTAGTACGTCTTTCTCTTGTCCTACCACTTCTACATCGTCTTCCTCAATATCATTCTCATAATCCCCATAAATATCATCAGTTTCTGTGTCATCAAACACTAATGGTGCAGTAGAAACAGTAGTTGAAGGGGAAATATCTATATCTTTTAGGATTAAGTCCAATAATAATTGGGTTGATACATTTTTTTCTGCTCTTTCTACAAAATCTTCTATTTCATCTAACGTAAAAACCCCACCTAATGTGTTTAGAGGGTTAGACATCTTAGAATATACGATGTGAGGTATGTAATCTAATGCAATTTTAGCAGAATCTCGTATAACATAGTACGCAGACTTCTTAATTATCTTGACTCCAGTGTCAGGAGCCTCTTTTGCTTTGGTTGCTGCGCGATATAACTTGGTTTCTTTAACTCTAGACGACTTAATTATCTTATCCTCGAAGGTCATATTGGTATTTATCCGTCGTCTCCTATAGCTTCCACTGGACAATTCTCCATAGCTTCCTTACATTCAGCTAATTCTTCGTCATTTTGTGGTTGTTTATACACATATGAGTATCCTTCTTCAGATTGTCTTGTAAAATTATCAGGAGCATGCTCTCTACATAGGTCGCAATCAATGCATTGGTCATCAACATAGAAGTTCCCTTCAATATTCTCTGGGTATTTGCTTGAAATATCAGCCATATAATTATTTAAGTAAATAATTTCGTATATATACATCTACAGCATCAGATAAATCCATGATTTTTACATCATGTAGCATACTTTTAAGCTTACTAATGTCAGCTTGCGTGTGATTCTGATACTTTACCGATAAAGATCTCGGCATTTCAATATATTCTACGTTAAAATCTATGTCCATACTACGAAATATGCACTCTGCTAAGTAGTTCCACGTGTTAGACACACCAGATCCAACGTTATATATACCAGTTAAATCGTTTTCCTGTAAGTCTAGTGTGATATCTACTGCGTCTGTCACATATAAAAAGTCTCTAGACTGTTCCCCGTCCTTAATATTAGGGTCATTACTCTTAAATAATCGAAGTTTACCAGTAGTCTGTATCTCTTTTACTGCTTTACTCACTAAACTCCTCATATCTCCCTTATGTTCTTCACCTGGTCCAAAGATATTAAAGTATTTTAACCCTGTTATATCAGTTAATAAACCAGCTCCTTGGGCATATAAGTCAAATAATTGCTTAGAATAACCATATGCATTCATTGGCTTGTATATCGATACGTCTGAAACACGATCAGACATACCTCTCTCCCCGTTTCCGTAAGTGGCTGCCGACGAAGCATAAACAAAATGTATATGATTATCTAAAGCTATGTTACACAGGCGTTTTGTATATTCAAAATTGTTAGATATTAAATAATCAACATCAGTCTCTGTAGTAGATGAACAAGCTCCTAAGTGATATATTGTCTCTATATCATTGAATATATTTGATTCTAATAAATTTCCGGCAAAAATATAATCTCGATACTTCAAACCTACTAAATTTTGATACTTATCATCCCGGCCAAGCATATCTGATATTATAATATCGGAGGTACCATAAGCATTTAGCCTTTTAACTAAATTACTACCTATAAATCCGGCTCCTCCTGTTACTAATATCATAACTCTTTAAATCTGTTCTTTATTTCTTCTGTCGGAGCACTCTCTTCTGACTTCTCTTCTTCTAGCTGCTCTACAACATACAATATTAACTGAGATAATGCAGTGTTGAATAATATATCCTCCTCGAATATCATGAAACCCTCAGTAAACGTAGAATGTAACTTCACATGATGTGCTATGTATTGCACTATCTCGTGCACTATGTCGTTTACGATCTCCTGATTCTCTCCTACTTGCTGCAGTTCCTTGTCACTTAAATCTAGTGGGTTTTCGCTTACCCAACGTATTAACGATTGTTGAGCAGTGGGGAGATAAAAATTACTATATAGAAGATCATTCAGGGTAGTGTTGTTCATGTGAGCCTTCTGCATACGGAAGACGTGCTTGTGTTTACTAGATGTCATGGCTCTTTAAGTATTTATCAACACGGCAAGTAAACCCCCATATAGGAAAAGCGCTCAGATTTGACAAAAAAATTTTCTGCATGCAAATAAAAAACCCCCTTTCGGGGGTGTATATATAGAACGGATTCTCGTACTTACGGCTCTCTAGAATGGGTTAGTTTCTAGCTCCGCAGTAAGCTCTGCCATTGCATCGTCGAACGTTGCTGGTTCCGGTGCGGGTGTAGGTGCAGCTGGTTTTACTTCTTTCTTTTCTACGTACTCATCTGTAGCTTTAGCTACGACCTCATCAAGCGTTACAGTCTTCTCTTCTTTCTTCTTAGGAGTAGGCTTAGCGGTATGGTATACTCCACCCTCGAACCAGAAGTTAGTTACTCGGCTCTTGCTATTCTTCTGAACAAGCTCTTTCAACTGCTCGTCAGTACCCATCCAAGGAGGGCAAGATTTATCAACACGAGCTGCGATCAAGTCAGATACATTACGACCAGCACGCAATTGCGAGCATACGTACTTGCTTACGTAATTAGTAAGCAACCATTCACTAGTAACGCCCAAGCGTGCAGCTTTAGAGGCGAGGTAGTTGTGCGAAGTCTTTCTGGACACACCAGAGATTTGACAACGGAGTACAGGGGCTGGGTTCTTTTTAGTAGACATATTAATTAGTTTCTTTCTTTAGTTAGTTATTAAATAAAAATTCTTAATCGTTAACGCGCATTGCCTTCAACTTAGGATCAATCTCACGATGAATAGCTTTAAGCATTTTCATCATCGCACCCCAACGTCGCCAGCTCTTCAAGTTCTCGATCTCTTTTTCAGTTAGTTTGTTCATTTCGTTATCTCTCATATCTCCAAATATTATCGTCTATTTCGCTAAATACGGCAACTGTTATTTTCCGGATATCTCAATTTTCTTCATCACGATCGCGCAAAGAAGATAGATCATTTCCCCAGACGCGATTAGAGTATTCTAGAAACTCCATAAACTTCTCATCACCCATATAGCTTCTCAGCTCATTCACAATATTGTATGCACCTTTCATTTCAGGTATCAATCCAGTCTCTTCCATTTCGTATAAAACATCATCAACATCATAGCTGACTTTTGGGACTGAGTATTCCATTCTGGTCTTACCTAACACAACAGCTGTCTTGATCTTATCAATATATTCTACGCTCATATCTATCTCTTTCTATTAGTGTTTAATGTAATCGTAAATGTCTTCTACCGCTTCGATAATTAATTCACTAGCAGCACTAGCTTTATAATCACTCATGTATTGAATCTTATTCAAAAGATTTCTGATCTCTTCCATATTGGAATCAAGCTCTGCAACAGTATCCATATTACCATCATCATGAGCTTCTTTATGATTGCCAATCGTCATCTCGATCGTCTTAGTATCTATCGTTATCATATCTATCCTTTCTAATTAGAGAAGTCCTTCTTCTTCACACATCTTTTCATATGCTTCACTTTCAGTCATAAACTTCACACCAGTAAAAGTGACCTTCTTACCAAATACTAATTCATAAAGTTTAGCGATCTCTAATTCGCTAGCATCT